CGCAAGGTATGGGTTATCAGAAAGTCTTGCCGGGATAAAGCGTCTCTTAAATAAAGATTTTCCTGCCTTGCTATGGCCATAGGGATATCGAAGAACTTCTCCTGTTTCAATGTCTGTCGCATCAAACGCTCTATTATACGGTGCAGGGTCAATAAACATTTTCTTAACCCACCCATGCCCCCGGCCACCCGGGTTTGTTGTGGCCCTCATAAAGATGGGTAGGTCAGGTGCAGTGGACCGGAGACGACTTCGCATGTAGTTCCATGCATATGGTGTGGACCATTGTGTTAGTTCGTCAAAGCCTATCCAGCTAAATGCTAGACCCTGATATCGCAAGACATCCTCATCTCTATCTAGGTAGGACATCCACAACCTTGCGCCAGATGGCGCGGTCCACTGCATCTTTCTTTCTGACCATTTTATCCCCGGCCAGATTTTTGGGTACAACTCTTGAGACTTAAATATAAGTTCTCTTAGTTCTTCAGTTGTGTGGCGAAGAAGTAATCCACTAAACTGTGGATGACCCATATAGCGTAGAGGGTCTGCCAACATAGCGTAAGACTTACCACCACCAGCAGAGCCACCATAAAGAACTTCTCGCTCACTAGCAGCTAGAAACTCTGTCTGCGGACCCGGATTGGGCTTGAACAATACATTAGCGTGTTCCTCTATGTTAGATGTTTCATATGAAACATTCTCAACTTGCGGTGCTTGCTTTTGCGCCTGTTCTTGCTTCTTCGATTTCCTTCGCTTTGGCGATTGCCGTTTCCGCATACTCTGCCCATTTGCGGAGGCTTTTAGCTGTGTTCTTACGCTGTCGCTCATGTTGTAGACGTTTCCTTAATCCTACATGTGAAATGTATCTACCTGTATTTGTAGTCAGCCAGTTTGCAACTTCACGATATGAATACTGATTTACGTGCTTACGGGCTTTCTCTAACAAGTCTAGTTCTGTTTGTATAGGGTCAAGAATGTCGGGGTCTTCTTCATTCAGTTTGTACCCAAAGGGTACGGTACGCGCAATTCGTGGAATTTGTATCCACTCGTTCTCTTCTTTGATATCTGTCGGTTGTGGCAGTTTCCACTGACCTATGCTTCTAGTCATCGTCCTCTACGGGTGCTTTAGGTGGCATAAGCATAACACCGCCACTTGCCTCTACCTGCATCTTCTCTGTTTTCACCAAACCTACACGGTCAAGCAGTTCTTTGGCAGCAGACATCTTATCACGGATGCCAAGTTCTGTCGGGTCATACAAAGCACCTGTCATGGCCACCGCAGCCTTTGGTGCATTCTGTGCCATGTACATTTGTGTGGCCTCAAGGATTTCTTCTTTCAAACCCTTGACAATTTCTGCTGTCGAACTTGTTTCAGAATAACCTGCAAGTTTTTTAGCGACGGCCATGTTGCCACCCGCCTCATCAAACAGCACATTCAAGAATGCTTGTTGCTTGCCCGTCAATTGTCTAGCCATTAAATTCTCCGTGATGCATGGCATGAGCAAGTTTTGTACTACGTGATTTTACCTGATTTGCCCACCTGCTGTCAAGCATTTCTTTTGCGGCGGTGGGAAAGTCTTTCGCCTCTATAGCCGCCCACATCTTCTTAAACTTGCACAAACGCGGCACACCTAGATTAAATGCCATGTCTACAAGTACAAGCTGACGTACAGCGTCTAAGTCCTCTACGCAAGGATGCGCACGAAGGAGTTCTTCCTCGACTATCTGTACGTCATTCTGTGCGAGGTACACAGCATCAGCTTCGGTAATGCCGTCAGAATAAACATATTCAATACTTGGATAATCCATCCAATCCAGTTCATCCTTTGTAATACCCCGGTCATCCAGATTCCTACCGATACCAATTGTGTTAATGCCCAGCGTATCTTGATACACATCAAGACGCATACCCTCATGGGCCACCAACTTTTCCATCAAAAGGTTTTTATCGTATTTCATTTTTCGTGTCCCATCCATACAGCAAAGGCACCTGTCATGGCACCTGTAACTACACTAACCAGAGCCGCCTGTTCTGGGCTTGGGGAAGGTAGAGTCATAAACCACTCCACTACCCGCCAAGCCGATAGCGACATCATAAACATCATCAAGCGGGGCAGTATCTTCCACTTGAGTATTCTTTCCATCGTTACTTCTGCCACGATTTTTCCTCGCTTGCTCTTCGGTGGTTCTCTCGTGCAAACTCCACATCCGCAACTGGACTACCTCTTACCGAAGAATTTTGTAGCACTGCGTACACCAAAGCTGGCGGCAACAATAACACCAAGAGAATATTGATACCATTCCGGCATGGCCTGAAGCTGCGCAAAACCATTAGATACTACCTCTTCCATTCCGGGGATAAAAGCAAGAATAAGAGGGATGCTGAATAGTATAGTTAGCCATTCGTCTTTCCACGAAGACTTACTACCTTCAGCCATAGTAATGTCCCAATCAATTTCACCCGTAGCCTTCTTCTCCATGATAACTGCTTCAGCACGTGCTTTAGCAACCTTGGCTCCGGTTTCTGCTTTCTTAGTTTCAACTTTTCCCTCAAGCCATGTCCCTGCTAGACTTGCTATCGGTGATATCAGTGCGGTCCACATTCTTTAGTTCCCATAACTTTTTCTTAATCAAATACACACGCTGCTCTACATCAGGCTCCATGTCGGCCAAACGCACTTCGCGTGGGTCATTACCCGCCTCTGCGAAATCGTGCAGTCTTTTTAGCAATAGATTTAGGCTGGCGTACAAACTGTTTCCCCTTGCGTGTGCCTTCTCTCTTAGCCCTAGTTGTAGCAGCATACTCTGCACTTGTCAAGGATTTTATTGCTTTTTCGGGAAGATACCTTTCTCCCGTTTTAGCAGAGGGCTTGCCAGATTTAGTGCGCCACTTCTGTTTAGTCCAAGACTTCAGGCTTTTTTGTGATTTAGCTAGTGCCATAGAATAGTCTCCTTACATACCATACCCACCAAACAAAAGCAGTTGGATAACCTAAACCCAGAATAAAGCCAATGGCTAAAAATAAACTTTGGTACATTATAATTTCCCTTGTGAATGTAGGGCTAATAGTACCAAACAGGCTAAAATAGTCAATCCTAAAATAAGAAGAAATGTTACGATGGCTATTTCCAAATACTGCTTGCGTTTACGTCTAGCTTCTTCTTCTGCCTCTTTTCTGGCTACACGGGCCTTTGCCTGAAACCTTTGCCAATCACCCCACAGACCGGGACGACCTGTGTATATCATAATCTGCTTTAGCTGCTCTTCTTGTTCACGTATTTGCTCAAGGGCCATAAACTCTTCTAGGTCAGAGCCACCGCCCTTTTTTATTGACTTACGTTCTAGGTCTTGCTTTGCGCCAACAAACTTAGCAATCGCACTACCTGCTGCAGCAATGTCCTTACCGTTAGATACGGCTTGCTTGATAACTTGGAAGGCCGCATTTGCAGCCGCTAATTCTGCCAGCATCAGTACACCTTCGTATCTTCATTCACCAGTTTGGGTAAGCAATAAGCAGTTATCTTTTGTCCCTGCTTGTGTAATTTTTGTGCATACCACACACATTCGTTCAAGTCACGAAAGTACATGTCTTTGCTGACCAGCCTCTCGTCCTCTCCTATCCCGATATAGACGAACAGGAGAAAAACGTGAATCATGGTTACTTGTAACCGCCCCCTGCTTTCTTATATGCAGACGCAAGCATCTGTGCTTTACGCGCCGACCATTGTCCCGGTGCGCCGCCTTTGCTGCCAGCCTTGATACGCTGGAACTGTCTCTTTCTCATTCCGGGCTTAGTATAGTTGCCAGCTTCGTTAACTCGACTCTTGCTCTTTGCCGCACCACCCGGCGCAAGTTTAAGCGTTCTAGTCTGTTTCTTTTTCGCGCCAGCCGATGGGGTTTTCTTAACGGCTCCACCTTGCGAAAGCCTCGTTTTATTTCTCTTGACCTTTTTAATCTTGCCGCTGTTAGCTGTGGCGTTGAAGACTTGGACACCTTTTTTACTCCCATACTGTTTTTTCATAGCAGCTTGTATCTTTTTACCTTTAGGTGTAAGTGGCATGTCTCCTCTCCTATTTGTTTGGATTAAAAAATTCTTCGGCCACCACTGCAACAACAAGAGTGTCGGCTGTGCCAGCATCTACAATAATTTTGTCTTCTGCATGTACAAACAAGGGACTGTCATTTGTAAAAATACTCACACTGCTTGTAGCGGCCAAAGCATGAGAACTGTGAAGAGTATGAGTGGTGTTAGCAGTTTTTTCATAATACTTAACCGTAAAGTTTCTGCTACTACTATCATTATTTATAATAAGTAGATTGCTAATCCTAGCAGAAAAATTCTTAGGCACGACATAACAATCCGTATCGTTGGTTGACGACAGTGCTGTTACGTCCGTAAAAAATTTAGAGCCATCATTTAGTTTTGGCATCTCTGCTTTCCCAATAATCTTCGCCGTAGTCGTGTAGTATTTCTTCGCCCTGCTTTATTTCTTTAAGCGCATAAAACTTAACAAAGCGGTCGTCTTCTTCTTCAATGTCCCACTCAGCGTTTGGACTTGCACTGTGGTTGTAGACCATAGCATGGCCAAGTGGGATGTAATATTCTTCTTCACCGACATAAGGTGTGTGAAACATGTAATCATGGAGGACACACTCATCTCCCACATCAGTATAATCCGCGACCAGATAAGGACACAACTCAATTGTATCTCCTTGAGCGTAGTCCTTATCCGCGAAAACACCAAGTCCATGTATTTCCGAATTTGCAACATATGGCATTACTTCTTCTTTTTAGCCATACCGCCGCGCATCATCTTTTTCTTCTTGGCCATCTTAGCCATGCCGCCGCCCATCATTTTCTTTTTGGACATGCCGCCACCGCGCATACGTGTCATTCCACCGCCACGCATTTTGGTCATTCCACCACCGCGCATTTTCTTCTTAGCCATTTTAGCTTTACCGTGCATTGGCATTTCTCAATCTCCTTCTGTCAAGCACTAGAGCATCATAAACGTCTTCTGGAAAATGTTCGTAGTAGTTCGACTTTTCCAGATACAAAGCTGCATCGTCTAGTTTAGAAAGTTTCTGCACAAAGACCATACAGTAGGACAAGCTGTCATCCGTTACCTCATCATCGACAAGAAACTCAAGACCAGCTTCTGTTGCGTCATAGTCGGGGTGGAACACCATCAGGTGCAAATCAATACCAGCTATTGACATCAACTCATTCATGCCATCACACACACCATCAAGGTATTCCATGTCTGGCAAATCTTCTTCAGCCCAAACTACAATATCATAGTCATGGCTATCAAACTGACGGATGGCATCTAGCAATCCATCTATACCTGTGTTAATACTAAACACTACCTTGTCATCTGCCCATGCTTTTCGCGCATAGGGGCAAGGTGGCAGACCATTTAGTTTAGCATTTGGTATTTCTAAAAAGTCTCTGGACCACGTGCGTATGTCACGCTCGACGGGATGCACGTTGCTTTGTCTTTCGCTTTTGGGCGTCAATAAACTTTCGATACACTGCCGCAGCGGCCTTTTTACCTGCCGCTCTAGCGCGTTGTTCCATAGCAATCGCCGCTTGTGTCTTATGAGCATGTGTTCTTCCAGATGCCTTAATTTTACGGACAGATGCTTCTGCATCTTTGACGGTAGCAAATTTAAGACCATGAATTGTACCTTTTGGATTCTCATCTGTATATAGGTCACTATGCTTTTTAGACTTTGCGGGTTGACCTCTTTTTCTTGGAACTCTTTTTAGCGACACTTGGTAACAATCCTTTGTTTACGGCTCTCGCCCGTTCACTAAAACCCATCTTCTTTCCGGTGCGTATCTTGCGCCGTATTGTTGACAACTTTGCAACCATGCTATGCCCTTGGGTTTCTTTTCCTTGCATTCTTCGTTCTGGCGTAAGAACGATTGGCTGAAGCAGAAATAACACGTGTACGACCATTCCTATTCATAGCGTTACCGCCAACGTGATGCACATCTTTACCATCACCTCTACGTGCCAGCCCCGCCTTTACAGCCTTGCGACGTGCGTAGTTTCTGTTGGCGCGTTTCTTCTTGACATTCGGCTTGGAATCATATCTAGCCTCTTGCCTGTAGTTACGCTTATATCCGGGGCTGCTAGGCATCACGACCCGTGATTTGTTTGTAGGCTTTACGCCCACCGGGACCACTAGCTTTCAAAGCACGGAGGCCAGCGTTGTCCACTACACCACCTTCAGATAGGTACATGTGTTTCTTACCGTTAGCCATGCCACCCATTCTCATTTCAGCTTTTTTAGTCTTTTTTTCTGCTTTAGGCTTGCGTTTTGGCTTTGGTGTTGGCAGCATAATAGAAATTGCTATGCCCGTGGTTTTATCAGCCTTAGTCTTTTCGCCATATGCCTTCATAACCTTTTTAGCCTGTTTGACCTTTGCAGCACTGTGGTCTTCAGGATTGTCTACAATTTTCATTGCTTCACTTGGAGTCATTATTTCTTCCCCTTCAGTCGCTCACGCTTGGCCTTTTCATATGCAGCTTTACCTGCGACCAAATCACCTTGTGTACCAGCCTTTGCAGCTTTAGCTGCTCTTGAGCCTGTTCCACCATACATCTTCATCAGTGCTGCACGTTCTGCTGCATTGCTTGGGAAGATGTTGCCCTTTGGACCAAATCCAACTCCTTTACCTGCATTGAAGGATGTGCGGTTAGATGCGCGGTCACCCGGTTTTGGAGTTGTCTTCTTTTTCTTTTTAGCCCCATCACTAGGACCACCCAAAGGTGGAGTGCCTGTAGCTGGACCTTTCTTTGCGGGGGGTTTAGGCTTTGGTGTAGGCTTAGGTGTAGGTTTAGGAACTGGTTTTGATTTTGGTTTAGGCTTTGGCGTAGGTTTAGATGGAGTAGTGGCCGTGGCATCCTTACCCCCTTTGCCAAACATATATGCAGCCCCACCGACTGTCCCGGCAGCACCGGCAGCAATCAACAAGTTACGCAAAGTCTTATTTGCTTTTGCCTTGTCCGGTCCTTTTACACGCGGTTTAGGTGTGGGCCTGTCGGTTGCATCTGCACGTTTCATGCCACGTGGTTTCTTGGGTGCCTGACGTATTTCCATGACACCTGTACCGGGTTTCTTGACTTGTGTACCCGGACGTTTAGCCACTGCTGTACCCGGCTTCTTGTCGGCTGGCTTAGTCGTGCGCACAGGCTTGGAAGACTTCTCTACTGCCTTACCTTCAATAACTTCATTCTTACGTGGGCCACGACGACCACCACGTGTGGCTGGTCCACTAGGCTTTGTTACAGGCTTGAGTGCCGATACGGGCTTTGCCCTGTCTACCTGTGCCTTCGTGGGCTTGGACACACGCTTCGCCTTTGGAAACATTCTACGGAGTGCTTGCAATGCGCCACCAGCAATCTTACCGCCGGTCATTCCAATGCGTACCAACCCACCACCGGGAATAGCAAACAATGCTACGTTTTTAATAATTTCACCAGCAGTGTCACCGCCAGTTCTCTGTCTTTTGGCGGCTTTGGGATTTTCTTTCGCGCCCTTTCTCTTTCGCTGTGCCATCAGTATTTTCCTTTTCTCGATTTGGGGCTGGACTGTTTTGGCTTACCCGCTCCACCCCATAATGTGCGACACGCCCAATACCGTGCCGTCAATATATCCGTAGCCGTGTCACATTTGTGTCTGGCACGAAAGGACTTACGGGCTGCTGCACTATAGTTGTGACCATAGCCGGTAGCACCGAAGTGAATAAGGCGAATCTTGTCGCCCTTCTTTGCAAGCACCATTTTCTTCTTACCTGCCCTATTAGACTTGATAGGTCTATTGTAGCCGGGAAAGGTAATACCACGATACTTCACGCTCATAGTCGTATGCCTTTGAGTTCTGGTGTTTCACATTTAAAATGAAAGTTAAGAGGTACAGGAAGTGTGTATGCTATACCCGCGACCATTTCTTGCACACGAGCATAACACTCTTCCTTAGTTTCATACGGACCTCGTGTGTCCTCTGCTGTGACACATTGATTGGGGTCTGTAACGCCAATAGCACAAAATAATACGATAGCTTCAAACATCAGTCCATCCTTCCTCTCGCATAGCCCACTCTACGTGTTCTAGCGTAAAAGAACGACCATAGTAAGCCTCTACAGCTTTACGTACATAGAATACATCACTGTGCGGGATATGCAACTTATGCAATGTATTAGTACGGATAGCTTCGTAAAATGCATCTAGTACATTATCTGTGTATAGTTTTACGGATTTTTTAGCCATTGTCAAGAACTTTTTTGTTATGTTCACTTAAAGTGTACATTGTAAGTGTATTTAACATCTTTATTTGTGTACACTTATAGTGTAGGGCGTTTTGTTTGTTATAATTATACCAAAATTTCACCCCCTTGTCAATACATAAAATAGCTTTGCCACAAAAATACCTTATTGTTGCACAAAAATTAGGCACATTGCACATGCTTTGTGCATATATACATGACAGTTGCACTTGTGGTTACCATTAAATTTTCCTAATCTGTGTGTTTATTCATACATACGTACGTAGACCGGGGGGGTGGCACCCGCCTGTGGGGGGTGGGGGTATCTTCGGTGTCGCATGGTGGCCAGAAACTAGCGCAATTGCGACACACCAAGCCGCTGTCAAAATATTGACGCAGTTTTTCCTGCAATATCAATAGCTTACATTTGCCTGAAACTGTTTAGCAGTCAGTTGTCAAATTATTGACACAACAAACGTCGAGATTTTGACACACCCGTCAATGTTTTGACGGCGAAGCATATCCCCCTGTCAATTTTTTGACACTACGGTGTCGGGTGTTGCATATATGTCACAATGGGTGTGGCAAAATTACATCTAAAAAAAATGCATCCTATCCCTTGAATATCGTATGGCCGATACCCATATCCATATCATAGCCAGATAGCACGTCGCAGACTGGCACCATTCCATAGGGGAATTGAAAATGAAAACATTCTATAAGACTAACGCTGCAGCATTCAAAAACAGCGCCGGTTACTGGGACAAGTCTATGCTGCGAGAGCGCGGCATTATTGAGACGTTAGAGCCAAACATTATCTGGCAAGACGTTTTCAAAAAGATTGAGCCAATGGTAAAGGCAGACAAGGCGGCAGGCATTCCGCGCTATCGTTCTATCCCTTACCATATGGCCTATGAAATGGCCCGGATTAAACAGGCATTACGGAATAACGAAACCCATGTCGGGACGTTCCGCATTCCCATTGCCACCGGACGCGGCAAAAAAGCCGCATAGGGTTTCCCCGGGCGGCTGGCCGTGCTAATGTGCGGCCAGTCGTTTCCCTTTTTATGACCCTATCTACGTCC